GGTCATTTGGTGCAATATGACGCAAATGGAACTGATCGTGAGGGCCTTCGTGGTGCACAGAACACGTGGCTAGAGATCTGTACTCAAGCATACTGTACTCGCCGCCTTAAGGAAGCTGATGTCTTACGCCATCCTACTGGTTTCGCTGCCTTCATCGATGATGCTCTCCGTTGTATTCCAATTCCAACTACCAACCCAGCTGAATACAAGAACACAGCCCTTCGGATCATCAAGGAGGTGGAGTTCTCGCTCAAAATCGTTGGTCGCGAGCTTAGTTGGGACAAGGCTTATGCATCACACGTCTTAGTAACCATGCTTAACGAGATGTTCCTCCAGGCGCATCCGTATGGCGGTGGGATCAAGAGCTTTTGCACGATGCATGAAACCGAACCATCACTTGTGGACAACCTGGTGTCACTTGAGTCCGATCATTTCTCGAAGGCTCAAGGGGCGCTAGGTAGTGGTACTCCGGCATGGCTTAGTCACTTCATGTACTTGTTTGCAATGGTACGTGAGCATATGCGCTTTGGGATCAACTTCACAACAAGTGAGTATATGACGAAGACGGAACACATGTTATGGTGCCTCACTCCCGTAGCATTTGGTGGTGCAGGTCTCCGGTCGCAACTACAACTCATGACCACTGAGACAGGTAACAGCATTGCAGCTGGGCTTGGTAACCTGCGACATTATGCAGTCATCCGCCCTCAAGTGTTACCCTTCGTCAATACCCTCGTTAGTGGTTCTCTGGAGCGACTCAAGCCTCTTGACTTCCTGCGTGATCCTACACAGTTCCATGTTGTTGGCCCTCGACTTCGTTCACAACGTCTTGCTACTCACATCCGATCCATCATTGGAGAATACATTCGAAACCCACGTCTGAAAGATCTCACTTATAGCGTGAAGCTAGCTGAGGGATCAGTCATCTCACATGCGACAGCCTTACAGAAGACCATGTCTGTGTCCGCAGTTGAGGTACGTGAGTATTACCGTAGTACACCTTTGAAGGAGTTGGATGACCTGATTACCAAGATAGTTAGTTCAGATAGTGCTAGTGCGTTTGTCAAGGGAGATGCATTATTCAGATTGCGAAGTAGAGTTCGGTTGGACGCCATGGATTGCGCTCGTGTGTATCGATTACGTTGTAGCGGGATTTCAGTAGCAGCGGCATGAGGAGATTATAGTAGGAAGGTTACTATTGTG